GGCCGTATTGGTTCACGACTCCCGTCGTCCAGAAGGCAGCAAGGGACGCTGCGATAGAGACGCTCGACACAACCATCAAGAGGGCGAGGTAAAACGTGGAGAGCGTAGTAAACGCAATCGTCTCAGAGCTAGAGATATTCAAGGATGCTGACTCCGCGGATGGCGGGTGCGCAGACATCATCGGCATAGAGGCCGTGTACTGGGGAGACCCCGGAGTAATCCCGGTCAACTCCTACCCGGCATTCACAGTGCAACCCGTCAGGGATTTGCCTAATATCGAGACTACAGGTTACGAGGTTCGTGACCTAGAGGTTCTTGTCACGCTGCTAATTGACTCACGAGCCTTCTGGGACGCAACAGTCTTGGAGGCCACGGGCGACCGACAGCTAGTACAAGTCATGGAGAAGGTTCGCAACTGGTTCCGCACCGACCACAATCGCTCCCTGAGCGGTCTGGCCGGAACACGTGAAGTCGTAGCATCCGCTACCGACTACATGGTTCAGGTGCGCGGCTCGGTGCTAGCCAAGTCCGCACAAGTCACGCTGACTGTCAATAAGCAACGTCAGCGCGAGCAGTAAAGAGGAAACAATACTATGGGTCTTGGCGCACTTGGCTACGTCGGATATGGAGTAGAAGTAACGGAAGGATTGGCGGTAACACCGACTAAGTTCCTCCCGGTTACATCGTTCTCATTCGAGGACTCCAACGACTTCATCGTGCCTGAGCAAATCAGGCACAGCCGCGATAAGTACATCGCAATGGCGGCTCCGTACGCAGTCTCCGGTTCGATGGAAATGGAACTCATCCCATTGGATGTCGCTTCACTTCTTCGCTCCGCGTTCGCTGCCACGGTCGTAACGTCAGCCTACGCTGGTGGTGGATACCAGCACGTCTACACGCCTGCTTCGGCAGAGCCATTCTTCACCTTTGAGTCCAGCGCCGCTGACGTTCTCATCATGCGCTACGGCGGATGCAGGGTCAACACCCTAGAGATTAAGGCAGCGTATGGTGAAATCGTAACAGCTTCCTTCGGCCTTGAAGGGCTTAATCGAGCCAAGCAGGGAGGTATTACCTCTCCTACTTACAAGGACGCAACGCCGTTCCACTTCTCGGGCGCTGATGTCAAGGTTGCCTCTGGCACACTGCTGACGACCGTCAAGGACTTCACGTTCTCAACGAATAACAACATCGAGCGCATCGGTACTCTTAGGAAGACCCGCGCTTGGAAGCGTCTAGAGCTTGGCTTCCGTGAGGTTAACCTAGCCCTGACACTCGACTTCACGGACACTGCTGAGTACGATAGGTTCCTCGCGGAGACCGTCTTCGATGTGGACCTTCACATGGCAGGCAACGCAATTTTGGCTGGTCCTCCGACCATGACCTCGCTGCCCGTCTTGCGTATCCAAATCCCGAATGTTCGCTGGAATAAGGTGGGCGTGCCGCTTGCGGCAGGGGATTACCTAGAGCAGAGTGTGGAAGCGCTGATTGTCTCGAACGTCGGGGCTGCTATCTTCACCGCAACGCTTACGAACACAGAGCCAACCGTAGCCTAACCGCTGCATATTTACACTTATGGGTATCTTCACACTCGCTGTGAAGAACCCCATAAGTGTGAAGAACCACCACTAGCCCCAGTAGGGGCAGGGAAGGAAAGAAACGAATGAGCATCCTCCGCAAGGCGTCCATCGAAACTAAGAACATTCCGCTGGACGACACGGACTACATCATCGTTCGCGTAGATATCTCCAAGCGCGACTTCAACACGCTCGTAGCCCACATGCCAAACAAGGCAGACGGCGCATCTATGACGATTGCCGAGACGACGGAGTTCACCGCTCAGTTGTTCGACACCATCGTTGTCGGGTGGTCCCTCGCTGAGGGCAAGCCGACGATAACTGATTACGAAGAACTATCCGCTGAGTCCGCTACGGCTATCGACGCCGCGCTGGCTGAGCACTTCGAGACCCTTCTTCCGTCGAGCGCCGAGGGAAAGTAGCCTTCGACCTAGCCCGCCAGCATGCACAGGGGAACCGGACTGATAACGTCAGGGCTCGGAACCCCCGCTTGGCTAGGGCGTTTGAACTCTATCTGTCCTGCCGCACAGTCCAGTTGTTCCACATCCGCGTGGAGAAGGACCGAGGCAAGAGGGTGGAGAACAGAGTGACAGAATTCGTCACAGGCTATTCCGTTCTCCCTGAGGCTGGCGGGGTGCTGGACCAGCCAGTATGGGTCATGGCAATCTTCGACCAATTCAAGGCCGGGGAGAATGCCGTCGCATCAAAGACTCTCTCGTAAAGGGAACTCCTATGGGCTGTATCATGAGTATGCACAACATCGCCTCCGGATGCCGGTTGTCGCATACTTATGGTACAGCCCCCTTTTCTTGCGTAAGGTACCATGTCTAATCCTCAGGATATCACCCTTGTAATCAAGGTCATCACCGATAGCACGCCGGTCGATAGGCTGAACGCCGCCGTGCAACGCATGCAGAAGAACACAGGCGGGCTGGCCGGTGGCATGAACCGGCTGTCTAGGACGCTTTCCCCGGTAAACAATCACTTTGCGGGTCTGTCCGAGAAGCTGAATACCGCTGAGCGGAAGATGGACGCGGTATTCCGCGCTGGTGTCCACCTGCAGTCGATGGGTCGCGACCTCATGGGGGTCGGTCGTGATATCGCTGGGTTTGCTCAGAACATCGTGCAAACTTACGCAAAGTACGACTTCACCCTGCGTCAAGCTGCCCTAGCCCTGAATACCAATGTCGAATGGACCGGCAAGCTAGACAAGGCTATCCAGAATACAGCCATCACCCTTGGTAAGTTTAAGCCTGAGGAAGTGGCTGCGGCCTATAGGGTCTGGGGTGCTGCTACTGGCGAGGTTATCGACTCAGAGGCCAAGCTAGCCCGGATTACCAAGACCGTCTCAGACATCATGATTACGACCGCGATGGTCGGCGGCTCGCTAGAGTCCAACCTCCAAGGCGTCTACGGCGTAACCCAGCAGTATAGTCTTGGGCTAGAGAAGGCTGGCTACGTCACGAAGGTCATGGCCCTCCTGACGGAGCGCACGGCACTGAACTTCGGTGACCTTGCATCTGCGTTCGTCTATGCTGGCTCGTACACAGGTGCTATCGGCGTCAAGTTTGAGGATGTAGCGCAGGCTTTGGGTATCATGGCCGACGCTGGCTTCCGTGGCTCTAAGGCCGGTCGTGGTCTGTCGATGTTCTTCGAGGCCATTACGGCACCATCCGGGCCAGCTAAGAAGGCGCTCGACGGGCTAGCTAAGAGCATGGGTGCTATTTCTTGGAAGAAGTTCGTATTCCCGAAGGGCAAGTTCCAAGGGATGCGAGACCTAATCTCGAAGATGGCCGCGGGGCTAGAGAAGATGACTCCGCTGCAGCGTGCGGCATTCCTTGCGCAGGCAGGTTCTAACAACGCCGTCCGCGCCGCATTGCCGCTAATCAAGCAGCAGATTGCGCTGTGGGATAAGCAGCGTGCCGCTGGCGAGAAGCTTACGTCCATCCTTGATGAGACTAAGTATAGCTTGAAGGATGCGGACTTGTTCTTCCAAAACATGACCAAGAGTTTCTTGGAGTCCTTTGACTCTGTTATCGGCTCGTTCGGCAACTCATTCTTCCCGCTAATCCAGTTGATTGCAATTCAGATTATGAAGTTTGCTGGTCCCATCATGGGTGCGCTGAGCGCCAAGATGAAGGATTTGGCTGCATGGATGGAGAAGAACCCCGCCTTCGTTGAGGTAGCCGTCAAGATTGGCGCTATCGCCGCCATCGTTCTCGTCCTAGCCGGTGCTTTCCTTACCGCGCTTGGCACGATGGCGTTCTTCTATGCTAACATCATCCTTCTCGGTGCTGGCCTCGTACCTCTTGTCTCGATGTTCGCTGGTCTTGCCTTGGTCTTTGGTGGCGTCGCAATCAAGTTTGGTATCGACGCTGGTGGCATCTCCACCGCCATCGGGGAACTCGTCAAGGCGTTTGAGCGTGTGTTCAAGATTATGACCAGCGGCAAGAGCGGGTCAACGATACTCGATGAAGTAGCCGCTGGCGCCAACAACCTAGTCAACTCAGGCATCGCCTTTGTAGCTGACGCCATCACCCGAATAGCAGACGCGCTCAATATGCTGACTCCGGAGCAAATCAAGACTATCCAGAGCATCGCTACCGGCCTTCTATCCCTAGTAATCGTCAGCAGGGGTCTTGGGTTCTTGGCTGGCGTCATCGGCACGATTACCTCTGCGATAATCGGCCTCTCTGGTGCGACTAAGCTTCTCGGTGTCATCAGGACGGTCGCGATGCCGCTAATCGGCGGGTTTATGGCGATGGCTGGTGTAGTTCTGCGTGTTGCCGCTGCCTTCTTGACCCTAATCGGGGGAATGACCCCGATAGGCTGGGTCATTTTGGCCATATCTGCCGCTATCGCTGCCTTTGTTCTTGCCTATCAGAATAACTTCATGGGCTTCCGTGACTTTGTGGACGGGCTCATAACGTGGTTCATGACCGAACTTCCGATAGCCATAGGGCAGGCTATGACGGCCATCGGGGCTGTCGTCGGCGCCATTCTGTCACCTATCGTTGAGAGGCTGCCAGCGATTGTCTCATTCCTGCAGGGTATCGCTACCACTCTCGCTGCGACGTGGGTGCCTATCTTTGAGCAGCTTGGGGCGGTAGCTGGCACTGTCATCGGCAACATCGTTGCAGCTTTCCAAGATATTGTAGCTAACGTCACCCCACACATCCAGCCCCTTGTGGACGCCATTATGATGCTGGTCAGCGCCTTGGTTGACTTCCTAGGACCGGCATGGAATGCTATTCTGACTATCATTGGCGGTGTCATGGGGCTTGTTGTCAAGTACATCATGACCGGCATCGAGTACCTAGCCCCGTATATCAAGGGCTTCCTAGATGTCCTGATGAGGATTTTCGGAATAGCATTCGAATTCGTTGGTCGCGTCATCGGTAACTTCGTTACGTTCTTCCTTGATGCCATCAAGGGTGTCGTCAACCTTGTGACCGGTATCATCGAAATCTTCACTGGTATCTTGACCGGCAACTGGGACAAGGTCTGGAAGGGGCTTGGCCATATCATCGAGGGCTTCGCCTCCTTCTTCGGAAGCCTCATCCGGGGTGTCATCACCCTAGTTCAGGATATCATTCGCGCCGGTCTGCAGATTGTGACTGGCATCTTCGAGTTCATCTTCGGAATGGCACCGGGCTCAATCCTTAGCGGTATCGGTAAGTTCATCACCGATGTCGTTAGGAACTTCACCAACTTGGCCTCCTCTATCGTAGGTGCGATTACAGGGCTTCCGGGCAAGATGCTGGACATCGGTAAGAACATTGTTGAGGGCCTCTGGAACGGGATTAAGTCGATGGCGAACTGGATTGAGAACAAGATGTGGGACTTCATTAAGTCTGTCATCCCCGGCCCGGTGCTTGAAGCGCTGGGTATACACTCTCCTTCGAGGGTTATGGCCGCAATCGGAGCCCAAATAGTCGAGGGTCTGGCTCTTGGTATCACGTCTACTAGCTCCGCCTACGATGCGATGCTTGCTCAGGCGAACGCCATCGCGGGGGTTACTGCCGATATGGCATCTGGTTCGTTCAATGTAGCGCCCCTAAGGATGTCTGCCTCATCCGATGCAACGCAGACAATCAACCTAAACGTAGACGTAACCTCCGCTGACGGCAGCGTCAATCAAATGGATATGAATACTCTTGCAGGACTGATTAACGGTTCTGATATGGCCCGCTCACTAGAGCGGATGGCGAGTGTGGACTGATGGCGACCGTAACGTGGAATGTATCGAAGGATGCACGAATTGCAGACGCAGGCGGAACGTCCCTTGGGGCAGGAGCATCTGACTTCAACCCAACGGGAACATATTCAGGGTACACCTATCGTACCCTGCTAGGCTTCTCGTATTCCTTTGCGGGTATGGTTTCCATCACTAGCGCCGTCCTGTGGCTAAAGTCATCCACGCAGAATTATGTCGCCTTCGGGTCCAGCCCTAGCACCTACGCTTACCGACTAACATCGTCGTGGTCAGAGGGAACATCCGTTGGGCTTTCCGGCTCAAACGCCGTAGAGTGGTCAAACCAGCCCGCCGCGACTGCGACCAACGGCGCTACATTCACGTCCGGAACGGCTGAGCTAACGTGGGACTCCGTAGCCATTACCGGCATCATCCAAGACGCTTTTGCGGCTGGTACGTTCTACGGTCTTAGGCTTGGCGCAACCTCATCGTCATCATCTGATGTATGGGAAATCTGCGCTCGCGAGTACAGCACATCATCCGACCCGTACATCGTCGTTACCTACACGACCAACGTCGCCCCTAACGCCCCTACCTCTCCGTCACCTACAGCTAACGCGCTCATCGCTGGGCTGACGCCAACCTTCTCCGCTACGTTCTCGGACCCGGATGTCGGTGACCTCATGGCTTATGCTCAGGTCTTGGTCTACGCAGACGACGGCACGACCCTAAAGTGGGACTCTGGCACCTTCGGAGCTTCCGGTTCCAGCTTCTCTAAGCTGTACGCAGGAGCGTCGCTGACAGGCAATACCTACTATAAGTGGCAGGGAAGAACGGCGGATGACGATGGAGCGTGGGGTCCGTATACGGCTCAGCAGCGCTTCAAGGTTAACTCCGCTCCGAACCCCCCTACGGTCACGATTACTGAAACGCCATCAACTGACATCAAGACGCTAACGCCGACGTTCAATATCACCCACTCGGACCCAGACGCAAACGACTCGGTGATGACGCAGTATCGTGTTGTAGTCGGTGATGCCGGGTGGAGTTGGATTTGGGACTCCGGGATGCTGGCATACTCGGGCGTCACCAAGTCCGTCGTTTACACCGGCCCTGCCCTTGGCTGGCAGACTAGCTATAACGTAGCCGCTATGACGCAGGACTCTAACGGCGTCCAGAGCACGGGCTGGGGCTACGGGCCTACGTTCACAACCCACACTACCGGAGTTCCTATCACCCTAGACCCGTCTGCGTCCGAGGTCGTCGGTTCGCTAACGCCGACATTCACAGGCGCTCGCGCATCTTCCGCAGATACCCTAGCCTCTGCTGCCATCCGCGTCTATGCGGCTGACGGAACGACGCTGGTTTGGGATGCCGGTACGTTCACTTCTGGTGTTACAACGTCTGCGTTCTCGAAGGTCTACGCCGGTACTGCGCTGAGCTACAGCACGACCTACAAGTGGCAGGCCCGCGTTACCGGAACCATAGGCGGAGTGAGTGCCTACAGTGCCCTACAATCATTCATAACCCCTGCTGCTGCCACGGTAACGCAGACAGCGCCGGTTGGTTCGCCTATCACAACATTGACGCCTACATTCACTGGTGGTTGGTCGGACACCCTGAAGGGTATCCACATCATCGTCTACACCAACTCGGCTGGAACGACGGTCCACTGGGACCAAGGTCAGGTTGTGGCAACCACTGCATCGACCTACTCCTACGTCTACGCTGGTACCGCTCTAGCTTGGAATACGCAATACTGGTGGAAGATACAAGTCCAGAAGTCCTCCGACTCCGTATGGCAGCCGTACACGGGGCTGACATCGTTCACAACCGACTCCGCTGGCATTCCGACACACAACGCCCCGCTTACGGGCTCGTGGCTTGGTGCTCCGCTGGTCGTTGACGAGTACGACGACATCACATCGGTCACCAACGGCACGTCTGCTGCTGCATCACTCGAAGTCGGTGCTGGTCTGTTCCAGACCGGCCTCGGGTCGATGAAGGTAGCGATTACGACGCTCGCACTGTCTGGCACTTCGTTCACCTACAGGACTGTCACGAAGGACTTGACTGCGTACGGAACGCTTACGCCGCTTACAATCTGGTCTCGTGTCTCGTCGCTAACAAACATCTCTACAATGAGATTGAGATTTAGGTTCGCAACAGACGCGGACTTTGCTGACTTCAATATCGTACCTTCCGTCATCAACACATGGGAGCAGAAGTCGTTTACAAAGGGTTCGCCAACGGCTACTGGCGGAACAGTCAACTGGGCGAACGTCACGCGCATCGGCGTGCAGATTGTTGCGACCGGTGCTGGAACCGTCACGACTAACGCCTACGTTGACGACCTAGCGTTCACCGCCGTCAACCCATCGTTCAACGGCACGACAGCCGCATCTGAGGTAATCACCACCTATCGCATCCGAGTCTACGCTGCGGACCAGACCTCTCTAGTGTGGGACTCCGGTGATACTGCTGGGTCGAGCACCACGTTCGCCAAGCTGTACGCTGGCTCGGCTTTGGTCAAGGGCTCTCAGTACTACTGGCAGGCACGGTACATCAAGTCAACCGGTCCTACCGGCGCGTACTCTGCGCTCTCTCCGTTCACGATAAACGCAGACCCGTCTGTTCCGACCGGGCTCATCCCGGCCACAGGAGCTATCGTCGCAGACTCTATCGTTCCGCACTTCACGTCTGCCTACAACGACACCGACAAGACCTCACAGGGAGATGCCCCAACCTATATGGAAGTGGAAGTCCTGCGCAACTCAGACTCCGTTCTGGCGTACACGCTTCTAACGAAGACTGGTCTCATCTCATCAAGCAACGAGATTTACGATGGACTGGCTGGTGTACAGAAGACTACTGGCGCAGCCGCTCCGTTGACCTACGAGACAACGTATAAGTACCGCACTAGATACTACGACTCCAAGGGTGCTCGTGGCTCGTGGACCTCATACGCTACGTTCAAGCCGTCTGTTTCCCCTACAGTCACCATCGCGTCACCGGCTAATGCTGGAACCGTTGGTTCTCCGTCGTTCTCCGTTACGTGGTCTATGTCTTCATCTGGTGGGAAGTCTCAGAACTCCTACAGGGTCAAGATGGTCAGGGTAGCGGATGCCACGACTCTTGTCGATACTGGCCAAGTATTCTCATCCGCTGTGAGCTACGTCATCCCCGGTGGCCTGATGGTCAACGCCCTGCAGTACGCCATTACGGTAACGCTGTGGGATACAGACCAGATGGTAACACCGGCTCCTGATACAAACACAATCACGGCAACGTGGACCGCGCCTGCTGCCATCGCTGACTTCGTGGTGACGGATAATATCGACCTCTCCGCCAATACAATGAACTGGACCGCCTCTGGGTTGTCTCCAACGGATTTCCGGAAGTACGTCATCTACAGGCGTCGTATCGACTCCGCAGTGTGGGCTATTTTGACGGAACTGAACTCACAGAGCACCGTGTATTGGGCTGACTTCTACGCTGCGGATGGGGTCACCTACGAGTACAAGATTACGCAGTACAAGATTATCCCCGGAGACGTGGATATCGAAAGCGGAGACTCCGACCTAGGGCAGGCGTCTCTGGAAACCGACCAATGGTTCGTAGTCGGTGCCGACCACCAAGCTGGCCATATCTTCGAACTCCCAGTCGTGCAGGCTCCCTTCACTGAGCCGGTTCAGCAGGAAGTCTTCGAGCCTCTCGGAACCAGTCGTAAGGTCATCATCCGTGGTCGCGCTATGGGTGCGGAGGGCTCTCTTAGTTGCCGCTGGGATACCTCTGAAAGGGCCGTAGCCATACAGCAGATAGACTACATCAAGAAGAACGCCGGTCCCCATCTCTTGAAGTCCCCGTTCGGGGATGTCTGGGGGGTGGAGTTCAGCGGACCAGCCAAGGACTATCAGGGTGGCGGTCACCTGACAATCACTCTGACTTGGACTGAGGTAGGGTAAGCGTGTACACGGTATCGGCAACCTTTCTCGCTGCCCTAAAGTCAACAGGCCATTCTATGCGCGTCCACATGGATGTGCTCGATACCAACTTTAGTATCGTTGCGCAGTTCAAGGACATCGGGACTACGGGCATAACGGACTCCACGGATATCCTCGTTGACGGAAACGTAGATGTTGATACCACTAGGTTGACCCGGCGTACCTGCTCAGCTAACGTGCTCAATCCGTCTGGTATCTGGTCGCCGGGGTCGGACTGGGGCGGTACCTTCTATGTCAACAGGATTATTAGGTTCTGGCGTGGTATCGA